GGTCACACAGACTTAAATGCTTAGGCAATGCAGTTGTTCCACCAATACCAGAGCTTATCGGGAGAGCTATCAATGGACATAGATGAGTACGTCATTGCAGTTCGGGCGGCAGACTCTATGTCAAAGGCGTGGAGGTCAGATGTGGCAATACTATCTAACCTACAGGTCGTGAGACTAGATGAAGCGCAAGGCACCATACTCGAGATAGTAAGGTGGGATCTCTGATGGCAGATCAACGTGGTAAGCTAGACAAGGAAACCAGGGACCGACACTTTCCTGAATACAATGGCGGCAAAGGCAGCAAGCCGCGCAACTCAACTGCTCAATCCAGACAAGCGTATAAGGATGGATGGGATAGGATATTTGGTAAGAAGAAATGAGTAATAACAGTGCAGCTCAACGTAACAGGAAGATCAGGCAGGATGCCCTCAGGGAGCAGTTAGCCCAGCAATGTCACGAACAGCATGTTATTGAAATCATTAATGAATTGAGTGATTCTGATTTGGAGTTTGACTCTCTCATGATTCGGCGCAAGGAAGTTGCACTCAATGCGCACCTCAAGCTGATGGCTAAGTACATCCCGGACCTGAAATCACAAGAGCTAACAGGTGCCGATGGCGGTGACCTGGTCATTGCTGTTCAACGTAAGCGCTTCGATGGCGACGATTGAATATGTAATGAAGCCGCAAGGCAGGGTGCTCGAGGAGTTCGCTGACTGTCGGGCTAGAAACTCTTTCATCATGGGGCCGCTAGGCTCTGGCAAAACCGTCCAAGTAATCCTGAAGTTCCTAGAGCTGATGTGCGAGCAAGCGCCAGTCACTCGCAAGGCCCATCCAAACTATGGTGTACGGCTATCACGCATCATTGCCGCTCGTAACACCTACAGCGAACTATTCTCCACGACGATCAAAGACTGGCTCGAGGTCCACGGGGATCTGGGTGAGTTCAAGCAGGGCAACAAGGAACCGCCTACGCATCGCATCGAGTTTAAATTAGAGGACGGTACGACTGTGCGCAGCGAGGTCATCTTCATAGCCTTTGATCGACCCGATCACGTCAAGAAAGCACGAGGCATCCAGACTACATGGGTGTGGCTAAACGAGGCCAAGGAGCATTCAAAGAGCGTTGTGGACATGCTTGACCTGCGATGCGGTCGATACCCATCGATGAAGGAAGGTGTGCGCCCTACCCATTACGGAATGATAGGTGACTCCAATGCCCCGGATGAAGATCACTGGTATTACCGACTGGCCGAAGAAGATCGCCCGGAGGATTGGAAGTTCCATCGACAGCCTGGCGGCGTCTATCGCGAAGGGGATGGCTGGTACCTCAATGAGAAAGCAGAGAACCTGCATAACTTGCCCGAGGATTACTATCGGCGCGGACTACAGGGGAAAACAGATGATTGGATCAAGGTTAATCTCGCGAATGAGTACGGCTTTGTCTCGAGCGGTAAGCCGGTTCATCCACTTTACACTGACTCTATACATTGTCTTGGCGATCATTATCAGCCTAATAGTGACACTCCCGTTGTGCTTGGCTTTGACTTTGGTCGCACTCCCGCTTGCGCTTTTATACAGCGCGATGCGCTCGGTCGTTGGGTCTGTTTCGACGAATTCTGCATGACTGATTCCGGGGCTGTGGACTTTGCTCCCAGTCTCAAACGCTACATCGAGGCTAACTATCCGAAGTTCAAGTTTCGTGGTTGGGGCGATCCCTCGGGCGACAACAAGAACCAGGCTAACGCTGACACACCATTCAAGATTATGCGCGCTGCTGGCATACCTTGTACTCCTACGCTGACTAATGACCCAGCATTACGGAGAGCAGCTCTCGAGCTACCCATGAAGGAGCTGTGCATGGATGGCAAACCTCGATTCTTAATCAGCCCGAAGGCGAAGATGATTCGCAAAGGGTTGCAAGGTGGGTTCTGTTACCGGCGCATACAGGTATCGGGCGACAAGTACACCGATGAACCTGACAAGAACGAATACTCTCACCCGGTCGAGGCGCTCGAGTACGCATTGCAGGGCGAAGGTGAGGGACGCCAGGCCATCAGAACACAGCATGTTCAGCGACAACCGAGGCGAGCGGAGATGGCATTCGATGTATGGCGATGATGTGTACGTTGCATTCTGTATGGATGACGGTCATTGGTGGTCCTGGATGCTACATCCCACGATTAAGCACTGTTACACGGTCATGCCGCATCGAGGTGAATGGTATGCGTTCTCTAAGTCTACAGACGGTATTGAGCTGATGTTGGTCGAGAACATTTACGATGTAGTCGAGAACGATATTCTGGTAAAGTCTAGAGTACGCAAGCCTAGGCGCGGATTGTTTATGCTGAACACCTGCGTTGGGTATACGAAACAGATACTAGGAATCAACAAACCGTTCATTTGGACACCGTATCAACTGTATCGGTATTTGGAGAAACAGAATGTCGGGTAAGTTAAGACAGGTTGGGCGAGGCATTGAAGACATCCATCGTAAAGGCTTTAAGAAGATTGGCCGGATTGCCAGAGGCAAAAGCTTGCTCGGCGAACTTGGCGTCAAGAGCGATAGAAAGAGACGCAAGCCCGAAGATGTAATCGGCTATGACGGCACAAACTTCACACGTAACGGGCAAAAGACAACCCGTGACTCGTTAAGGATGGGATGATATGAAATCACCAAAGGCACCTAAGCCCACAGCACAGCAACTTGCTGTTGAACGTCGCCAATCATTGGCGCTGGACAAAGAGATCGAAGAGCAAGAGGAGCGTCAACGTGCCCTGGCTCGTGGTCAGCTTGGCACTCGCTCACTGTTAGGTGGCGTACCCCGTAGTCGTGCAGAGGCAGCGGGCGGTCGTGCAGGAGCGTCACCGGTTCGCACTATGCTAGGCGCTGGACGCGGTGCTGGACGTGTTACACCTCGCGGTATTGGAGGCTCACGATCAGGTCCATATAACGGCTCTATGCCACAACTTCGATAGGCAATCCTATGGCACTCCCTCCCCAGCTTGGTAACATCAAGGGTCTCAAAGATCGCGAAGCAAAAGCGTTCAAGTACGAGACCCAATGGCATGATCAGCTGACAGATGCGTATGAGTATTTCTTACCGCAGCGTAACCTGTTCAACACCGAGAACACCGGTCAAAAGAAGATGGATCGTATCTTCGATGCGACCTCATTGATCGCTATTCAGCAAGGTGCGAGCAAGCTGCAAGAGAACATCGCTCCGATCTGGTCACGCTGGGCTACCTTTCAGCCTACTGATGACATCCTAAAGCTGTTGGAAACGGGTGAGTTTGGCGTATCCGAAGAGGACATCCGCGCTAACCTGGACGAGCAGTGCGACTTGGTCTTTGATTACATCAATCGATCTAACTTCCACACACAGTTCTATGAGTGCGCCCTGGATATCCTGATCGGCACCGGCACGATGAAGATTGAAGAGACCGATGACGACACAAACCCTCTCTGCTTCCGGGCTATCCCACAGAAAGGCATCGCATTCGAGGAAGGTCCATACGGCACAGTCGAATCACACTGGCGTCGGTTCCAGGTTAAGGCACGATTGCTCGAGCGCATGTGGCGAGGCTTCAAGGCATCGGAGAAGATCAAGAACATGATCGAAAACTCTCCCGATGCTGAGGTAGGCGTGAGCGAAGGTGTCTTGTTTGACCCGAAGACCAAGAAGTATTACGGCGTTCTATGGGTGCAAAACGAGAACCGCATCTCATGGGAAGAGGATTTCGGAGAGACATCACCCTGGGTGACCGGTCGTTACACGAAAGTATCTGGTGAAGTGCGTGGTCGCGGTCCTGCAATGCAGTGTCTACCCGATGTGCGCTCGCTGAACAAAGTAAAGGAATTTGTACTCAAGAAGACAGCGCTTGATGTCTCTGGAATGTATACTGCGACCGACGATGGGGTGACCAATCCCTACAACATGACCATTGCACCAGGTGTTGTCATCCCCGTTGGCTCCAACAACACGAACAACCCATCAATCCAGCGCCTAGACACGGGGACTAACCTTGCACTGGCTCAGTTTGAGATCAATGAACTACAGCTCGCTATTAAGTTGGCGCTGTTTTCTGATCTTCGTGACCCAACTGGTCCTGTGCGCACTGCTACTGAGGTTGCTATCGAGCAGCGAGAGCTTGCCAAACGGATCGGGTCGGCATTTGGTAGACTCCAGACCGAGGTACTCATACCTGTCTTAAAGCGCGTGGTGGCGATTCTGACGCGACGTGGACTGATTGTTCCCATCGAGCTAGAAGGCCGTGACGTTAAGGTCAAGTTCACGTCTCCATTGGCTCGTGCACAAGACGGTGAAGACCTGTTAGCTGTTCAACAGGCCGTACAATTTGTATTGAACACAGCTGGTCCCGAGCAAGTGCAGATGGCGTACAAGACTGAAGACTTTGGAACCTGGGCGGCTACCAAAACAGGCATGCCGGCAGAGTTAGTGCGCTCTGACATGGAGAAGCAGCAAGTCATCATGGCCGGTGCTCAGGCATCTGCTGCACAAGCTGGGATGGACCCAGAAGCAATGGCCGCTGAGGCCGGAATAACAACGTAAAAACAAAGGAAAGCTATGAGCTGGGACACGATTGAGGGTGAGAACCCGAAGGCGCGTGAGCAGCAGGAAGCAGCCAGGGAGAGACAGGCCGAGTTATGTAAAGCATACGCTCGGTGTTTCAACACTGATGACGGGCAGAAGGTTATAGAAGACCTAACCCGTCGATTCCTGCTTGAAAACTCCACCGCATTGGAAAGTAACAACGTCGAATACGAGGCTGCCTATCACAATGGCGAGGCTGGCGTGATTCGCTTGATCATTCACTACATCCAGAACGCGGAGAAGCTATGAGCGAAGAAGAAGTTAAGAAACCCAAGCGCAAAGTTAAACCAAAATACGAAGTTGTGTGCGAGGAAACGGACCATCTGAAGGCAATCGGCTTTGATATGGCGTGGCTAGGTAACCTGGCTGACCAATATCAGTTTGATCAGTTCCAATACCTGCACAAGTTTCGCGCATTTCGATGCTACAAGGCCGGGCAACACGTCGATTGGATCGATGTCAACGACATTGCACTGCTAAATGGCAAGCGAAGGCTTGAAGACATACGTCTCAGGCATCAACCCCTAAGCCCTAAGCGGGCGATCATTCAATATCCTTGGAGATAAATCATGGAAGACCAGGCCGTAGAAACAAACGATACCCTGACATCGCTAGTCGGTGCTACTGAACCTACGTTAGCAGAGGGTGAATACTTCTTATCTGACAATATCAAAGGCATTGGCGATATGCCTGAGTGGTACAAGGCTGATAAGTACAAGTCAGTCGCTGAACAGGCGCGCGCATACACTGAGCTGGAGAAAAAGTTCGGTGGCTTTACCGGCGCACCCAAAGATGGCTACCAGCTGTATGACGGCGTCGAGTCTGACGATGCATTATGGGCAGAGCTGGTCGAGTTTGGCACCGCCAACAACATGAACCAGAGCGCTTTGCACCAGGCATGGGAGCTGCTGACTGCACAAGAGGAAGCAATCGAGCAGGTATCGGTCGAAGAAGAGATCGGCAAGCTGGGGCCGAACGCAAATGAGCGCATCACTACTGTCGAACAGATCATGCGGAACAACTTGGAACCGGAGCTGTATGAAAAGTACCGAGATGTTGTTACTAGCGCGATAATGATTGAGTTCATTGAAGACTTCTCTAAGTCAATGCGCCCTGCACAGCTACCGATCGATGGCTATGTCGAGCCCGGTGGTATCGAGTGGGCAGACATCGAGGCAGAGATGTTTAGGAAGGATGAGAACGGTAACTTGCTGCGCTCTGTCGACATGAATCATGAGCGTAAGATCCAGCGCATGATGAAAGAATTTGGTGGTGACAAACCTTACACTCAGACGTTTGGCTAACTTAAACAATTAGTGGTATCATCGCGAGATCGGATACCCCTTTTTTAAGGCCCGGTAGTTTTAGGTTGAAAGACTGACCGGCTACCGGGTACTCAGTCAGAAAACCTCTTAATCATTGTTATCAACTTTGACAACGAGGAGACTGAACCATGTCAAAGAATCTTTCGGCAGTTGCCGTACAAGAGTTTGACAGCATGGTGAAACAGGCATACCAGGGTATGGGAATGCTTAAGCCAGCTGTCACCGTTCGCAACAACGTTGTGGGCGACATCTACAAGTTCCGCCGTATGGGTAAGGGCTTGGCTAACCAAAAATCTACTTCTGATCTCGTCACTCCAATGGACGTTACTCATGAGTTCAAGAATGCGACTCTCGCAAACTGGAACGCTCCTGAGTACACCGACATCTTTGACCAGCAGGAAGTAAACTTTGACGAGAAGCAAGAGCTTGCGAACACTATCGCTGGCGCTCTTGGCCGTCGTTGTGACCAGCTTGTCATTGACGCGATGGATGCCTCTACTCCGCTGACTACTACAGTCGTGGCGGGTGGCACCAACTTGACAATGGCTAAGGTTATCGACGCACAGGTTGAGCTTCGCGATCAAGGCGTTCCATCTTCTGAGTTGTTTGCTGTTATCGAAGCAGGCGGTTTGGGCGGATTGTTGAACGACGAGAAGGCAACTTCTAGCGACTATCAAAACATCAAGGCACTTGTATCTGGTGAAGTCAACACACTTGTTGGTTTCCAGTTCATGGTCATCGAAACTCGTACTGAGGGTGGTTTGACTGAAGCGGCGAATGTTGTTGACTCATGGTTCTTCCAGCGTCCAGCTGTTGGCCTTGCTATCGGCATCGACATGAAGACCGAAATTAACTGGATTCCCGAGCGTACAGCTTGGCTTTCAAACGGTATGTTGAAGGCTGGTTCTGTTGTACGTGACGAGGGTGGTCTCGTTAAAGTTCAATACGACAAGACTGCGTAAGGAGAAGCTAAGTCATGGCATTTGATTACACAAAGCTATCCCGCATTGGCGGTATGGGCGATGCTCAGAAGGTTTACGCTTATGCGTCAACTGATTCAATCGCTACTGTGACTGGCGCGGATTACTTCCTGCCAGCAATCAACGAACTCGAAGTCAACGACATCATTTTCGTAAGCGACTCGGATGCAGCTGCTGTTACTATCACTTTTGTGAAGAGCAACAACGGCACTGCAATCGACTGCGCTTCCGGAACTGCACTCGGCGACAGCTAAGTTCCTCGGCCCCTTCGGGGGCCATTCTATTTCTAGGTGAGTTATGGCGAGTAAGATCGACTTAATTAGCAATGCGCTTATTCTGATCGGGGATACTCCGATTAATTCACTAACTGGTGGGACCAGGCGCGAGACGGTAGCCAACAATCTTTACGACAACATAGTCCAGAACGAGCTGACAAAGCATCGCTGGGGCTTTGCACGTAGGAAGGCGCAGATATCTCTGCTGACGGATACCCCGGTTGACCCCAATGGCTGGCGCAGCATCTACCAGCTACCCACTGACATGCTGTTCTTGATCACTGTAACGCCTGATTCCAACTATCAGATATACGGTGACAAGGTATACAGCAACTCTACTCAAGCCCTATACGCTGACTACATTGCGAACACGCCAGAAGATGAGTGGCCTGTGTACTTTGCAAAGATGATTGAGTACGCATTGGCTATGGACTTCGCTGCGAGCATTAGAGACAGCTCTGCGGCTCGAGGTGAGATGGCATCAGCGTACGTTAATGCGTCCCGTATGGCGCGATTCACGGACTCTCAGCAGTATCCTACGGAGCAAATTAGAAGTAACCCATTCGTTAATGTGAGGTTCTAATGGCATTCACCAATGAAACACTGTCTCATGTTGGTGGAGCGTCTCCAGCACCAAGGATTTACACCTATTACACTGAGGATTCTCAAGCGGTTGTAACTGCTACAAACTATTTCAGTGGTGCCTCTACAAAACTCCAAGTCAATGATCTAATCCACATCATAAATACAACACTTGTTTACACGCTCGTAGTAACGGCTGTTAGTAAAAAGTCTGTGACGATAAAGAGGAGTGGCATTACTAGCGCTGGTTACGCAATCTATGACGATTCAAGAGTTGGCACATCAATCAGTTTGGCGGCTGGCGTTTTAACAGTTGTCCCTAATGATGCGGCTGGGGCTACTACCACAAACGCATACCTTCCTTTAGGCGTAACGAATTTATGGAACGCAGGAACAAACTCTTTTGATTTTAGTGAACTTGCAGTCGGTGACGCCGTTGAAGTAAGGCTGTTGGTTCAACCGACAACTGTCAATAACAATACTGAGATTGAACTAGATTTATTCCTTGGATCTGGCGTCAATCAGTACAAGGTGCCCTTTATTACCACCCAGAATTTTCAGTTTGCAGGTACGTTTGAGGCCACTAGATATACTTCTTTTCCTATAAGAGATGAAGATACAAGGATTTCCCCAGCGCAATTTAAAGCGATTGCAGATAAAAACTGCACTCTTCAGACCGATGACTTCTTTGTAAAAGTGACGCGCAATGGCTAAGTCTCGATTTATTCAGAACAACTTTGTAAGTGGCGAGCTGTCACCGCTGCTGCGTGGGCGAACCGACCTGCAACAGTATTACCAGGGATGCGAGACGGCAGATAACGTAGTCATCGTTCCCCAGGGTGGCTTGCGCCGGCGTCCTGGCACTGAGTTCATCGCTGAGACCACGCGCAACGTAATATCTTTTCCCTACACGGGAACCATGCCAAACGGTGGCACTGCGTCGGTACTGTATGGCAATGACGCAACAACAACGTCAACTACGGTAGCAATCGGCACAACCAATGATTACGTCGTAGTCAAAGCTGATAAAGGCGCAAGCAACATAGCTGATATCGAGTTTATAGATATTCGACAGATCAGCTTGTCGTCTGGCACTTCGACTGAGTTCAAGGTGCAATATTCCGCTGATGATGTGACGTATACCGATGCGGGTAATATTCCATTGATCGGCACGAATCCACAGGACTTCCGCATCAAGATTGGCGTATACGCTCGCTACTGGCGTCTGGTGCGCGTTGGCACGACTGACTTGGGATCAGCAACGATCACGGCGGCTGTATTCAATTTAATCCAAGAAACAGGAACGGACAGTGATTGCAAGCTGGAAGACTTCAGCGTTGAGGATGACCGTCATTACCTGATCGAGTTCACTAAAGCTAACATTGCAATCTTCCGATCTCAGCTTGTGGGTTTTAACATTCAGACCACAAGAGTTGCCGATATTAAGCCGACGTATACAAGTGGCGATGTTGACATATCAACTGTGCGTACAGCGCAGATTGAGAACGTCATGCTGGTTGTTGGCAACTTCGAGCCTATTCGTTTGGTGAATCTTGGTACGGATGCGGACTGGGTGATCGACAATATCCCGTTTACTAACGTCCCTCAGTACGATTTTGACGATGCGCAAAGCCCTACTCCGGTCGATGACGTGCAAGTAATGACGTTGGGCGGCGGTAGTTTGGCAATAGGCGATAGATTCCAGGTCGACATTGAGTCAATTCAGTCAAAAAACATCACATTTGCCGGTGATAGTACGGCTGACGAGCAAGCTGCAACCGTCTTTAACATCCAAAAGAATTTGCAAGACATGCCAGTATTTGGTGCGACCGGTGTGGCTGTAGCAAGAACAGGCGCATTGCAGTACACAATCACAGTATCGGGCGAATCAGCTAAAGATTTTGAGTTGTTCTCTGGCTTTTTTACTGAAGGCGATGCCAGCAATACGGTTTCATTTGTAAAGACAGCAAATGGCACTCCAAGAAAAGAGGATGTCTGGTCTGTTACCCGAGGTTGGCCTAAGAGCGCTTGCTTTTATGAGGGCAGGTTAGTATTTGGCGGCACTCAGTCAAAGCCACAATCTGTATTTTTCTCTAAAGCCGGGGACTTTTTTAACTTTGATACCGAAGACACAGACGATGATGACGGAATCTTTGCGACGATTTCATCGAGAAATCTTACTGACATAGTTGATGTTTACCCAGGACGTAATTTACAGATATTTACGTCGGGATCTGAATTCGCTGTTACTAGTCGGCCTGTTACGCCGGCAAATGTTCAGATCACACCGCAGACTTCGCATGGCGCAAACAAGGTTGAGGTCGAAGACGTTGACGGTTCGACCCTTTTTGTGGACCGGCATGGAAAGTCGCTACTAAACTTCCTGTATTCGTTTAACGAGGACGCCTATACCACTGACGATAGGTCGGTACTGGCCTCGCATTTGATCAATCAGCCGGTCGATATGGCGCTCCTAGCGGGCACTGCGAGTGACGATGCTAACTGGCTGTTTATTGTCAACACGGACGGTTCAGCAACCATTTTGAATACCCTGAGAAGCCAGGACATCAACGGCTTCACTAGCTGGAATACGAGCGGTGATATCAAGAGCGTTTGCGTAGTAGACGATCAGCTGTTCATGACGGTTGAACGTAACGTAAACAGCGTTGACAAGTTGTTTATTGAGCGCTGGGACTTCACCTATCTCATGGATTGCTCGATTAAGAGCGTACAAGTGGCTGGTGTCATCGACGGACTGGGCCATTTGGACGGTGAATCGGTCAAAGCTATTACGCGAGAAGGCTTCCAAGACAAGAACGAGGGCTATGTGCTGTCGTCTTACACGGTAGCTAGTGGCGAAATCACGCTTGATGCCAGTGAACAATACTCACTAACCACATATGAGGTTGGCTTGCCGTTTGTTCCTACGATTAAGCCTATGCCACTGAACACGAACATTGGATCAGGTGAAAATCAGATGCGCTTGAAGAAGATCATCCGCATGAACCTGCGCGTATATGAATCTTCTGGTGTTTATATCGATGACTTGCCAGTACCTATTCGCTCGTTTGGCGAGGCAGGTATCACGTCACCACTAACTAATGAGTCTATTGTCCCCACAAGTGGCATAATAGAGGATGTTTACGATATTAACGGCTGGGCTAGAGAGCCTATACCGACGATTACTTGTCCTGACCCTACGCCATTGCATCTTCAGATGATTGAATACGAAGTGGAGAGCAGCTGATGAACCTGGCACTTCAAGATGGCATCTACAAAGCGCAGGACTTATTGCTGCAAATGCCCCAGGCTGATTGCGAAGTGGTACATCATTTCGCAAATGGATTGTACGCCAGGGAGCTACAGATTCCCGCAGGAGTCGCGTTAGTCGGAGCGCTACATAGGACTAACCATGTCTTTACTGTGTCACAGGGCGAATGCTACGCGGTCACACACGAGGGTAAAGAGCACATTGTCGCGCCATACACAGGACAGACACATCCTGGTATGAAGAGAGTAATATACGCAGTAACGGATACTGTTTGGACAACTTATCACCCGACAAATGAGACGGATGTCGATAAGATTGCACAGCAAATATTGGAGCCAGAGCAATGAGTTGGGTAATAGCAGCTGCGGTTGCAGTGTCTACAGGAGCGCAGATATATGGCGCGTCTGTCACTGCTAAGGCGCAACAAGCACAAATTAAAGACCAGATGAAGCAGGAAGAGTTAGCTGCTAAGTCTGAAGAGCTGGCACGTCGCGAAGAATTGAACGCGGCACTGGCTGCTAATGCTATCGATGTATCACAGTCGGGCGTGGATGCCGCTACTTTTGCATCGCTCAGTCTAAACAGCGCACGACAAGCCGGACTTGCAGAGGGACAAGAGGAGCTTTCGTTTAGATTGCGCCAGGCAGCACTGCAGCGTAAGACTAGAAACGTCGGTGCTATTCGAGATGCACAGATTGCCAGCTCGTTACTAATGGCTCCAATTCAGTATATGACTCTGAAAGGCCCAGGCGATAAAAATCCAGGCAAGGGTGAACCGTAATGGCTCAACAGCGCATCAATTACTACGGCAGGATTAGACCTGCAAATATCGACGATCTGTCTGTACAGCGCGTACAGGCGGTTGCGGGTGTAATACAAGATGTTGCTGATATAGGAATAAAACTAGCGGGCGCAAAAGTAGAGCGAGAAGCTACTGAAGCGGCTGAAGCTGCTGCTGCACAAGCAAGTATAGAAACTGGTGCCCCGCAAGAAATGGATAGAGCATTCAGCGCTATCAACGTATACGACCAAACATATAACGATGTGCTTAAAAAAGCGTACTTGGCTGGTGCTGAGACGCAAGTAAGAGAGAAGATCAACACTCTTGCTGTTTCGTTTGCCGATGATTATCAGTCATTCAATGCTTCTGCTACCGCTTTGCGTAATGGTGTGCTCGAAGGTATGCCCGAAGAGTACCGACCGGCAATGCAACTGCAGATGGATTCTTTGATTGGTACGCAGCGATCCCGCGTACTGGCTGCAGAGAAGACACGTCGACTTACAGAGGCAGATGAGCAGTTAATCCTATCGTCTAATGACGCGGTCGATAACGCGATAACGTC